TCAGTCAATTGTTTTGTTTATTCCATCTGTGACGCCGATTATTTTCTCAAAATAATGAGATGGCGTGACACCATAATAATCTTTAAATGCACATATGAAATATGAAGTACTGTTATAGCCACATTTCTGGGCTACGACATTGATAGAATAAGAGTTTGAAGTTATGAGTTTTTTTGCATACCTCATCCTAGTATCTCTCAATATTTCAGTAAATGACGTTCCTTCATCCCTTAATCTTTTTTTTATTAAACTTTCACTCGTATAAATCAATTCCGCAATATCTTTTAAATGCCATTGCCGCTCAATATTAAAACTGATTATTCCAGTAATTTTACAGGTAAATGTATTTATATTTGTTAGTATAAAAGAATTTACACTTTCGCGTTTTTTGAACATGGCAAGTAAGGATATACATAGTCTTTCTTTTAACCAAAGGGAGTGTGAGTCTGCTATTTTAATCCCTTCAAACAGAGAAAAAACAAGCGATAATGGAGGTTCCTCTTCAGCAATATAGCCATTCTTATCAAGAGTAAATTTGCCAGGCAGCTCATTATTCACGTCGATAAAAAAGGATAAACAAGTTTTCTTATCTATATCAACAATTCTTAGTTTAGAGGGGCATACTGGTAACTCCCTTCTAATTTTGTCGCTTACAATAAACAATGAATTTTTTTTGAACGAGATAACTCTCCTGTTTATAATTAAATCAAATGATTGACAGATGAAAACTACGGAGCAAACATAATCCATCTTGCACCTATCATAAAATTAAAACAAGTTGATAGCAGTCAAATAACAACCAATTAAATACACAATCATAATCAGGATGATGTGCATTTATATTTTTATACACAAAATTATAGTTTGCAAATTTTAATAAATTTCATTTAAGATTAAATTATTATATGTATATTGTTTTTTATTCTAACGTATTTCAAAGTTACATTTTTCAACGCTTACTATACTTTTTATTAACATAAACTCACTACAACGCACCTGAAACCTCTTGCTATATATATGTCAACCGTTTGAATTTAAAATAAAAAGAGTATCATTTTTACTTGCATTTCTTATCAAGTCACATTCAACAACAGTAAAAAAACATTATTAGAACCATTCAATTAACAAAAAAACCAACATCCAGCTTGCTTAATTTTTCTTTATTAAACGATATTGAAAATCAATTGATAAAATACATCTAAACAACCTTTTGGGGCGCAAAAGCATAACATCAAACAAATAACACACCGAAAAAACTCACAATTAATAACCTATGATATACATACTGTTTATTATGGTTGAATAAGCCACTCGATATCTGGTGCTACGGAAGTGTCCACACGGTTTAGCAGCACCCGATACTTTTTTCAGGCTTCCAGCAACGATCTTTCTTCCTCCGTTGCGATTTCCAGATCTACAGCATCCTGCAGTGGCGCAATATACTCACTGAATTCCTGGATGTAGAACTGTGTGGTGACGGTCTTCCAGCTATTCGGCTCCTGCTGTATTGAAGCATACCAGGCTATTTCAATATCGCTATGCTGCGGCAGCATTTAACCCCTTGTAATTCATTGCCATAATTGATTTAATTCACAAATAAAACTATAACATGGTGAAATTAATGAAAAAAAACACAGATGATGGGGCTAAAATTTACACACCACTTACCCTAAAGCTTTATGACTGGTGGGTTTTGGGAGTATCAAATCGGCTTGCATGGGGATGTCCTACAAAGGAACACCTTCTTCCACACTTTCTGGAACATTTAGGTAACAACCATCTGGATATTGGTGTTGGAACTGGGTTTTACCTTACTCACGTACCTGAGAGTAGTCTGATATCTTTAATGGATTTGAACGAAGCTAGCCTGAACGCGGCATCTACAAGGGCTGGGGAATCAAAAATTAAACATAAAATTAACCATGATGTTTTTGAACCTTATCCCGCGGCGTTACATGGTCAATTTGATTCCATTTCCATGTTTTACCTTCTTCACTGCCTGCCTGGAAATATATCTACAAAAAGCTGTGTAATACGCAATGCGGCGCAGGCCTTAACTGACGATGGAACTCTATACGGAGCCACAATTCTTGGCGATGGAGTTGTGCACAATAGCTTCGGTCAAAAACTGATGCGCATTTACAATCAGAAAGGCATCTTTTCAAACACAAAAGATTCCGAAGAAGGCTTAACACATATACTCTCAGAGCATTTCGAGAATGTTAAAACCAAGGTTCAAGGTACTGTAGTAATGTTTTCCGCTTCAGGGAAAAAATAGCATCCAACCGCAGCACGTTCTTGCATAAGGCGTGTCTGCGGTTTTTCAACTATTCAGATACATCACTCCCATCACATTCATTCCTCCGCATCATAGGCATATAGGCTATATCACCTTGATATTTTTCTTCTTCAGATAAAAACTGTTATCTATGTATACTTTTAAACCCAATCCGTGTAGAGTCTCTGCATAAGATAGTTTGCAGTTGCCACTTCAGCTTGCGCCATAAACCGCCTGATTTTTGCTGCCACCTGTTAGCATTCCTGTATACCTGAAACGACAATGTTTATCTACGAACTTTAAGAACCCCCAGGATAAAAATTGTCAACTATATCATATATAACACATTACTAATTCGAGGCTATATGAACAGCATACTGATAATCACTTCGCTCCTTATCATATTCAGCATTTTTAGTCATGCGCTAATAAAATTAGGGATTGGCATATCCAATAACCCAGACAAAACCGATGTATAAGTCAACATATCCTGAATCAGACATACAATATCGCAATGAAAATCAATAATATTTTAAGGAATATCTTCATGAAATCAAAAGACACCCTAAAGTGGTTCCCTGCGCAGCTTCCTGAAGTAAGAATTATCCTAGGGGATGCTGTAGTGGAAGTAGCAAAACAGGGAAGACCTATCAATACCAGAACATTGCTTGATTACATTGAAGGAAACATAAAGAAAAAATCATGGCTGGATAACAAAGAATTATTACAAACAGCGATATCAGTTCTTAAAGACAACCAAAATTTAAATGGTAAAATGTAATATAATAAACTTACTTTTTTATCATTTTTCCACTTTAACAACATTTTGCTCCACTTTTCCACGACCAAACAACTTGAAATCTGGTTAAAATAACACGCAACACTATTCTTCTTCCTTGAGTCCGCCCGGAACTCGAAAAACAAACCGAGTTAAAGCCATTTTTCACAAAATCGATTTTGGGTCTCACCAAAATTACGGGGTTGCATACGCATTCGTTTATTTTCGAACGTGTACATACAAATATGCACAAAAATAATCATAATTATTTTCTGAGATGCATTATGATATGAACACCAATTTCGTATAGAGTCTCACTATGTCTCAAATTTTTGCTTACTGTCGGATATCAACGCTGGATCAGACCACCGAAAATCAACGCCGGGAAATCGAAAGTGCAGGTTTTAAAATCAAACCTCAGCAAATAATCGAAGAACACATTAGCGGCTCAGCAGCAACCAGTGAGCGTCCTGGTTTTAACCGGTTGCTTGCTCGCCTGAAATGTGGTGATCAATTGATTGTGACAAAACTGGATCGCCTTGGTTGTAATGCAATGGATATCAGGAAAACAGTGGAACAACTGACCGAAACAGGTATCAGAGTGCATTGCTTAGCATTGGGGGGCATTGACCTGACCAGTCCAACAGGAAAAATGATGATGCAAGTAATTTCAGCAGTCGCTGAATTTGAACGAGACCTTTTACTTGAACGCACTCATTCCGGGATAGTAAGAGCCCGCGGCGCAGGGAAACGTTTTGGTCGACCACCTGTGTTAAATGAAGAACAGAAACAGGCGGTATTCGAACGAATTAAGTCAGGTGTAAGTATAAGTGCCATTGCCCGGGAATTCAAAACCTCGCGGCAAACCATTTTAAGAGCCAAAGCAAAACTTCAGACACCTGACATATAAAAAATAATCTCGGTGTGAGATGCTTTACGTCTTCCAAGCCCCCTTCCTTGCCGTAAATGGAAAGATACATCTAATTATAGAATTTATATGTTTTACCCTACGGCAGTGCTGGCCATTCAATATCCTGTGCAGTTGACGTATCAACACGGTTCAGCAATACCCGATACTTTTTCCATGCTTCCAGCAACGAGATTTCTTCCTCCGTTGCAATTTCCAGATCTGCAGCATCCTGAAGCGGCGCAATATGCTCACTGGCTACCTGCATCAGGTTGTTTTTTGTTTCTTCCGCCTCCCGGATCCGGAACAGTTTTTCTGCTTCCGTATCCTTCACCCAGGCTGTGCCGTTCCACTTCTGAAACTCCCCTTCCGGCGATAACCAGGTAACATTTTTCGGTAACGGACCGAGTTCAGAAATAAATAACGCGTCGCCGGAAGCCACGTCATAAACCGTTTTACCCCGATGATCTTCAACGAGATGCCACGATGCCTCATCACTGTTGAAAACAGCCACAAAGCCAGCAGGAATATCTGGTGGTGCAATATCGGTACTGTTTGCTGGCAGACCTGTATGAGGCGGAATATATGCGTCACCTTCACCAATAAATTCATTAGTTCCGGCCAGCAGATTATAAATTTTTATGGTCCGTGGTTGTTCACTCATTCTGAATGCCATTATGCAAGCCTCACAATATAGTTAAATGCGATGTTTTTGACGGTGTTTTCCGCGTTACCAGCAGCGTTAACGGTGATGGTGTGTCCATGTGAACCAATCGCAACGGAGTGCGTATGAGCACCAATACCGACAGTATGCGCGTGTGCACCTGCAGATGCTGCTGTGCCGGACAGTGAATGGCTATGATTACCATCTGTACTGGTATTCGCTAACCACCCCGTAGACATACCTACTGAGCCTTGTACACCCGTTGTTAACTTATCCATGGATTTCATAACCCCACCTCGCAGACAAAGCGGGTGTAAATTGAGGGAATACAACGTATCGCAAAAAAGCAGAAACGTAACAGACTCGGAGTCAGTGAATAACTCAGGTATTGGGTTATCAGCTAATATCGAGACTCAAAAAATGGAAAAACCCGCTCGACGGCGGGTTTAAGCTGTGTGACGAAGTAACCACTCTTAACAGCATAACCAATTTTTTACGTACGTAAACCACAAAATGATATTTGCGAGAATGCTACCGAGTATTGAAAACACCACTACAAATACATAAGCAAATCTCAACAAATAACCAACAAATAATTTCCAGTGTTATTTTTAGCCGATTTAAATTGAACCTTCAAATTACAGAGCACTTATAAATAACAGCCGTTAATATAAATTGGCTAATAGATTTATTTTTATTCAGCCAAGATCCATGAATAGGATTCGATAGAAAAAAGTTCAGATAAAAATAGAGATCTACTTCACAAATCAAACGAGAAACCAAAACTTACATCTTGAAATAATCACATTGATTAGATGAATATTTATCGCGCAGTGACATCATTTTTTAATAATAGTTCAAAAAAAAGGGCTCACGATGAAAAAATTAACAGTGGCAATTTCTGCTGTAGCTGCATCAGTACTGATGGCGATGTCTGCTCAGGCAGCTGAAATTTATAATAAAGACAGTAACAAGCTGGATCTATATGGGAAAGTTAATGCCAAGCACTACTTCTCCTCTAATGATGCAGATGATGGTGATACTACTTATGCCCGTCTTGGCTTCAAAGGTGAAACCCAAATCAACGATCAACTGACTGGTTTCGGTCAGTGGGAATATGAATTCAAAGGCAACCGCGCTGAATCTCAAGGCTCCTCCAAAGACAAAACCCGTCTTGCATTTGCAGGCCTGAAATTCGGGGACTACGGCTCAATCGATTACGGCCGTAACTACGGTGTAGCATATGACATCGGTGCGTGGACTGACGTTCTGCCAGAATTCGGTGGCGATACCTGGACCCAAACAGATGTGTTCATGACTGGTCGCACCACTGGTGTTGCAACTTATCGTAACAACGACTTCTTTGGTCTGGTTGATGGTCTGAACTTTGCTGCTCAGTATCAGGGTAAAAATGACCGCACTGACGTAACTGAAGCTAATGGTGATGGTTTCGGTTTCTCCACTACTTATGAGTATGAAGGATTCGGTGTAGGTGCAACCTATGCTAAATCTGACCGCACTAATAATCAGGTTATCTACGGTAACAACAGCCTGAATGCATCTGGTCAAAATGCTGAAGTATGGGCAGCTGGTCTGAAATATGATGCGAACAACATCTATCTGGCTACCACCTATTCTGAAACCCAGAACATGACTGTTTTTGGTAATAACCATATTGCCAACAAAGCACAAAACTTCGAAGTAGTTGCACAATATCAGTTCGACTTCGGTCTGCGTCCGTCCGTTGCTTACCTGCAATCTAAAGGAAAAGACTTGGGTGCGTGGGGTGATCAGGACCTGGTTGAATATATTGATGTAGGTGCAACCTATTACTTCAACAAAAATATGTCCACTTTTGTTGATTACAAAATCAACCTGATTGATAAGAGCGATTTCACGAAAGCATCTGGCGTTGCTACCGATGATATCGTTGCTGTAGGTATGGTTTACCAGTTCTAATTTGATTACTAAAAGATATGTTGCGGGAGGCTTTGCCTCCCCAACATATAAGTGGCTCCCTCAAGCCACTTCCTTTAGGAGCACAACCTTGCTTCTAACTATATAAACCTTCTGTTATATATTACCCTTTATTTTTGGGGGCGTTGCAACGCCCCATTTTTAATAATTTTTAGTAAACAATTGGCATATTAATTAGAGTTATTAACAACGATATCCATCTCTAACCGGATATCTAATGCCATTAACATCCCTTCAATTATGCCCTCAGCCTTCTGTAACCTTTTCCCGATATAACCATCAGAGCAGCAATGCTTACCTGCCAGTGACATGAATGTCATACCGACTACATAATAATCTACTAATAAATCGTGCAAATCGCTGTTGTTCTTTTTCAGACGGGCCATGCACCCGCAAATAATCATCGCGTCATCGTCACAACATTGCGGGCGAGATTTTACTTTTGAAGTAATTAATCCCTTAAAACCGGCGGCAATGGACGACCAGGTCACATCTTCATGATTATTAGCCGCCCACGCTCCCCAACGCTCAAGAACCATCTGAATATCACGCATCAACTTACTCCACAAAAATCAGACCAGAACGCCAATTACAAGCAAAAATCAACAAAACAGTATTAGTTGATTGTTATCTCTGACTTCATACTCCTGCTCCTGTCAGGGTTTTGGCGTAATTCTTCAGTATTCGGTAATCGGTCAAAACAGAACCGGGGAAACGATATAAGCGCAGATGCCCCCAGCGGTGGCGAAGAAGTTCTGCCATATAAAACTCAAACATCATTCATTCCCCATTTCGGTGATGGTCAGTTCCAGCCTCCCACCTTTGGTAACAGGCATCTTCACAACGCGGTAATCAACGACCTGAGCATCATCCAGCCAGAAACCTGCTTTGGTGAGTGCGTCAAAAGCGGCTTTTTGCAGATTATCCAGGTCACGGCGACGGCGATCCGGCATGTGGCACTCAATGCGGATTTTCACAGGCATAGCCAGGCCGATATCCAGCATTGCGTTTTTAATGATTCGGGCGACGTTATCGCGGTATGCCTGCCCCTCTGCACTGACGTGCGTGCGCCCGCGATTATGGCGGTAATAGCGATTATTGCTCGGAGGCCAGGGTAATGTGATACTGTAGGTATTCACGCCTTAATAACCCCCTCTTTCAGCCAGATAACCTGTGTTCTCGCCATACCTTACAGCGCGCATTCTTTTGCATATGCAGCATCGACAAAATGTGTGCGGCGGTCGATTTCGTCGTGGCAGGCAGAACATGCAATGGTGGCAATCAGGTCTGGCGGTTTGATAGTGGTGATATCACCGGTTACGACATCAACCAGGTCTTTGGTTTCATAGCCGAGATATGTGTGTTTGAGAGCATCTTTTACCCAAGCTGGAGTGGCGAACGTTTTACCCCTGCTGATGAGGTATTCACTGATTTCGCTGTACCACATGTGGCTGAGTGCATTCTGGGAAAGACTGCGTTTCTCACGCCACGGTTTAAGCACCATGCGAAAGCATTTGCCCTCCTCCAGATAAGGCTGGATCTGCCGACCGATAGCGGTGAAGTTGCCGCGATGTAATTTGATGCCGTCTTGTGAGAGGTTCACGCTTCACCTCCGCAGAGGTCAAACGCTAGATGCAAAGAATTGCAGGTGCATTTCTGCATCTGTGAAGGGAGAAGAGAGTTTGGATTGTATGTGCGCATAAACGTCCCCGTTTAGCGCAGAAGTCACCGGAGTTGTTCAGGCTCCGGTGACATAATTATGCCGTGTTGATTTCCCAAAATCAAAATCGATAGAATTGCTCCTTCTTAAAACACTTTTACTCTCTGGAAGCTTTTCTTATCTCTCTTGGTGTTATATTAAAACGATTATGAAATCTTTCAGTAAAACGAGAAGGACACTTATAACCATTTTCTCTGGCAATCTCGCTTATAGGTTTTACCGTCGTTTGTATAGCAGACAACGCATTATTTAACCTCACATCGTCCAGTATACTTTGGAAACTTACCCCCTCGCTTGCTAGACGGCGATGTAATGTAGAAACAGAAATGTAGAGATATCGAGCAACCTTGTTTGCTGTCCATTTTGTGCCGGGTTCGGATAGCAGCAGGTTATAACAACGACTTATCAATGATTGTTTACTATATGATAAAAGTAAATGATTAACATGATTCACTCCTAACGAAAGTAGAACGCCCATTGCTAAGTGCTCCTGAATTTTAGTTGAGAAGCCTCGGGAAACAGATGTTTTTAGTTGCTCCCAACAATATATTAACTCAGGATTCTGAGGTAAAAAGAAACTTGTTTTGTTACGTATTTGATCAGTTACCGTATAAAGTTTTTGGAAACTCTCAATTAAATCAATGGGTAAGTAAAGCATTTCTGCAAGATAAAGCCCTGCTTCAGGATAATTCTCAATATAAAATTCATAACCACAAGGAAATAATATTATTTGATTATTATCAACAGTTAAAGTATGCGTCTCCCAATTGATAACTTTCTTTCCCTGACGGATACGACACAAAGCTGGCATAAGAGGCTTAACCCTATGAATCTCATGATGTTTATGCATCCGTATTTCTTCGATCTTTAAGTTAGTCTTACCTCTTGCCAGCATACTCTCACCCTACTTTATCTCATAAACTGGTGTTATCTCAGCGGTTGCGATTTTATTAGCATTAAGCATATAACCAACTAACGCTCCGCTGGAGTTAGAATCTACAGGAATCTTTTCAGTTTTTAGAGCCCATACTTTAAACTGGTAATGATGTGGTTTATCTCCTTTAGGAGGACATGCGCCACCAAACCCAGCATAGCCAAAATCATTTCGGCCTTGAACAGCACCAGTCGGCAGTTTTGTTCCATCACGTCTCCCTGCATCAACGGGCAAATATGTTACTGTTGCTGGAATATTAACAACAGTCCAATGCCACCAACCACTGCCTGTAGGTGCATCTGGATCATATACAGTTACGGCAAAGCTTTTGGTACCTTCAGGAACACCAGACCAGGTTAATGAGGGCGATGTATTACCACCTTCACACCCAAATCCAGAAAAGACATGAGACGTTGTAAGTTGCTCTCCTGTTTTTATTTCATTACTAGTGACCTGAAATGCTGCAGCCTGCGCAGAAAATGTTATGAATGCCAATACAGTTGAAACGATAAGTGTTTTCATAAAAACCTCTTTGTTATGACCTATCGTTATTTTATTTGATATTCCTTTATCTCATTATGCATAAAGGCGCAATGTTCATGCAAAAGCAATCACAATTGTACCCCCAACCCAATTATTTGCCACAATATACACAAAGCACATTGATACTATCTAAAAACTCTGCTTTATTATTAGTAATACCTACGAAAGTCGGTGTTATTTTTTAACCTACCATTCAAAATACGTGACATACACCATTTTGCTCATAATAATTTGTCACGTATTTTCAGTATTTGAATCTGCGACCAAGAGTTCTCACCTAACAAATGATTAAGATTGTATAGCTCATTTACTACCCCAATACAGCCGTACAAAACTCGCTTGTGGGAGCAAACAAAGTAATTACCCATTAAGTTTCGTCAAAGATAATTAATTCTGTCTTGCACTTTATCACCATAGCATAACTTAAAATCCGAGATCATTATTTAGAAATAAATCTCACCATCAACCATATATTTGAGAGCACTTATCGCCTGCTGGGCGGATATTACTTTCATTAAAGGATAGTGTTTAAAAACAATGCCATTCATAAAATAGATATCACAGGTTTTATTATCCGTATTAATTATGATTTTTTCGAATGTTTTATAGGCAAGTGTACGGCATAACTCTCGTCCATTTTTACTGGTTAAGTCAATAGCATAAAAATCACTGAATGAATTTACACCTTTACTCTTCAAAGTTTTCAATGATACCGAAGCCCTTCGTAATTCCTTATCTAATAGTCTTATTTTCTCTGCTATAGCGGTAACTTCAGGCGCGACAGACAATGCAACGATTAAATTATTAATTTTCATCTGAAGCTCAATAATTTTTAACTCTAAAGTTTCATTAGCATCTTTCTTGTTTTCAACTGGTTGAATTTTGCTACAATTAAAAAGCAATTCATTAATGATATTATAATCAACCAAATCTCTTTTTATTGATGGCCTGTCACATCGATGTAATCTTCTCATCGGACAAACATAATAGCCATGCAAACTTCCAGATACCGCATGAACAATCATGGTATTACCACAAGCCTCACACTTCATAACTGTTCGAAGTAGATTTATTAGCATAGGATTCTTGCTACTATTGCTAATACCAAAAGGTGCCAACCGAATTTCCTGTACAGCGTAAAACAAATCATCTGATATGACTCTGGGATAATAGCCAGCGATTTCACTTATCCCTTTCCCTCTTGCACGATATGAAGGTACGCATATACCTATCAGAGCTTTATTCGCTAATAATTTTTCAATTACAGAAGGTCCCCATGCACTTTCTTTTCCTGAGAAATTCTTTACAGCATGATCATTTAAATACTTGGCTATTGCATTCAATGAGCGCCTTTCCATCCTGAGTTTAAAAATTAGCTCAATAGTTTTCACCCTGTCGGGGTCTGGAACAAAAGCCGTTCTTTTGTCATCTAAGGAGAGCCATCTCGGACAAGACGCCGTCATAATCGTACCTGATTCCAGTGCATCCTGCCGTTTTTTCTTCCATGATAATTTAATCCGACTTGACTTTATCTCGCTTTCTTCATTTGCCCTTTGTGCTATAAGTATGGCTTTTATTAATGAATATGGCTCATTCAAAGAGTCAATATTATAGACTGTATTGTCGCAAAGAGTTATAACATCAATACCGTGATTCAAAATCAATTTCAGACGTTCAATCGCTTCACCGACTTTTTCTCTTGAAAGTCTGTCCAGACTTTCAACTAACAATGTAGTTCCTGGCAATATATAACCATGCTCTATAGCATCTAAAAATTCCGAAAAAGCTCCTGATTGTGCATGCTTTCCTTTGAATGCACTTAATCCTAAATCTTCATATGTTATGGTATCAAGATAATAATCACTATTTACCTTTAACCATTCAGCAATAAGTCTTCTCTGTCGGTTTAATGAGTCGCCAGACATCTGACCTGGTGATGAAAATCGCATATATGCTATGGCTTTTTTCATGGTGACACCTGCTAACGTATGCTTTTATAAACCTTAGTGGTGGGATATAATTTTTGTTTAATTTTTATTTAAAAAGACAATTAAGGTCACATTATCTTGAATATACAACAATAATCGTATTGCAATTTTCTTACGCCATAATCTTGAAAGCACAAAAGAATACATAAAAAATAAAGACATTAACAAAAAGCATAAAACGAGGCTCATATAAATATAAGAGCCTCCATATTTTAGTCGTTTAGAAACAAATTATTTTAATGTGGTGTGCTTCGTGACAATAAATTAATAACCAACACACCGGCACAAATCAACATCATGCCTATAATGGCTGGCAGGTCCAGCCGTTGGCCGAAAAATCCCCATGACAGTAAGCTAATCAGGACAATACCTGACTCCTGACCAGATAGCATAAGCAATCCCTGTAGGAATATAAGCCAGCGTCTGAGCTAATAACCAGAATGATGCACAATAACAAATAATTGTACCAACAGATGGCCATAACCGTGTAAAACCTTCTGAAAACTTCATTAAGGTTGTACCAATGACCTCTGCAAGTATTGCACCACCAAGATAAATATAAGGGTTCATAGCATATTCTTTCCTGTTCAAACTGGAGAGAATTGTACTACAGTTTGAACTCAACTCACCTGTTTCATCATTGTGTTCCCATTGATGTTCTTTTATATACCCTCAGTACCCGTTTCATCGCGGCACTCTGGCGACACTCCTTAAAAATCAGATTCGTGCTCACCTTTCCTTCCCGTTCTTCTCTGGTAGCGAACCGGTAATACACCGTTCGCCAGACCTTACCATCAACGACCAGGATTCCTGCCCGCGCCATTTTAGCCGCAGCCTGATTTATGCTGGTTACGGTTGCGCCTGTTACCGCGGCAACGTCCTGTGCACAGAAGCTCTTATGCGTCCCCAGGTAATGAATAATTGCCTCTTTGCCCGTCATACACTTGCTCCTTTCAGTCCGAACTTAGCTTTGATTTCTGCGATCTTCGCCAGAGCCTGTGCACGATTTAGAGGTCTACCGCCCATGACAGGAAGTTGTTTTACTGGTTCAGGTATCGCCTCACCACGGTTAATTCGCGCGGTCATACAGGACAGTTCATCGGCAGCGTTGCGCCGTAATTCCGCGTCAGTCAACGCATTGGCCCGCATGTTCTGATACAGGTTGGTAACCAGCCAGTAGTGCGCGTTTGATTTCCACGGATAAGACTCTGCATCCGGATACAGACCACGCTTCCGGCAATACTCGTAAACCATATCAACCAGCTCGCTGACGTTTGGCAGCCCGGCGGTAACGGATGCTTCTTCCCGGCACCATGCAACAAACTGCCCGGGTGATGGCAGAAATGGTCTATTCTGCCGACGGGCAACACGCATTCCGGCGCTCACCTGTTCCATCGTGGTGATCCCGTTTTCCCGGAAAGCCAGAACCCACTGGCGGCGGATTTCGTTCAGTTCGTTCTGGTCACGATTAGCCAGGCTCGCCGGGAAAGTTGCCAGTAACTGGCTGAATACACCGTTGATTATCTGCGCTACCTGCTGTACCTGCGGCTTTTCGTCGTACTGTTCCGGCATGTTGTTGGCGATCCGACGCATCTGCTCACGGTCAAAGTTAATCATCTGTGCGGCGATGTTTTTCATAGATCCACCCCGTAAATCCAGTCTGTGTTTGTCAGGTCGAGTTTTGGTTTGCTAGCTGTCACGCCTGCCTGTTGCTTGTTACGGTTGATTTCGAGTTGGGTCCACTTGTCGCGGAGTTTGGCCGGACTTAGCACGTTACCGGACCAGAAGTTGTCCTGGCATGCCCAGCGGAACAGCACGCACATGTCGCGGTGGTTACGTCCGTCACGTTCACGCATCAGGCGGATATCGTTAGCCCACCCTGCAAAATTCGGTTTTCTGGCTGATGGCGCGATGGTCTTCACCATGTCAAACATCCACTCTGCGGCGGTCAGGTCTTCTGCTGTCCCCCACTTGCTGCCGCTCTGAATTGCAGCATCCGGTTTCACCACAGGAAGATCGTTTTCTGGTTGGTCAGAGGATTCGCCAGAATTCTCGGACGAAAAAGGTTTTATATTGTCTTTTGTTAGTTTGTCTTTTGTGTTTACCTGATTCGGGTAAACGCCTTTACCTGATTTGGGTAAACTTTTTTTACCTGATTCAGGTAAATTTACCTCTTTCAGGTAAACTTTATTTTTCTTACCTGATTCGGGTAATGTTGACCATTCACTGACCACATTATTAATGCCGGTATTCCGCCCGCTCTGAATAAAAATCCCACGCTTTACCAGAACACTTTTTGCAGCAGAACACTTGTGCGGCAATATCCCGGTTAATTCGGAAAGTTGCTCGTTGCTAACCCAATCCAGTTTTTTATTAAAGCCATATGTTTTGCGCATGACAGCCAGAAAGACCAGAAGCTGGTGCTGTGTTAATCCGGCCAGCATCACAGCTTCCAGCAACTCATTTGCAATGCGCGTATAACCATCATCGAGATCTGCCACGCGCGGCTCCTTTTGTGCCACATCCGGCACTGGAAAATTGAATATCTCAGCAGTGTTTGCCATAATTCCTCCCGCAATGAGTGCGTTACGATTTGCACCTGAAAGTCGGCTCTGTTCCCGCAGACCGGCTTTCGCCATTTCTGAGCCTGTCATATTGCCCCCAACATGGTGGTAACCATCGCCATCAATGGACCAGCCAGATGCTGGTCAAACGCAAAGATGGTACCTGGACTGCATCAGCTAATTTACGCGGACGACTTTATCTGCATCGCGGCATTGAGCGCACTTATACCCGTGACTTGCTCGTGGAAGTTTTTCTCGACGGACGCGGCAACGGTCTGAATCACTAATCCCCTTTCCTGTTTTCCGAATCAGCCTGGCATTCCGCGGGCGATTTTTTCACAGCCATTTTCAGGAGTTCAGCCATGAACGCTTATTACATTCAGGATCGTCTTGAGGCTCAGAGCTGGGCGCGTCACTACCAGCAGATCGCCCGTGAAGAGAAAGAGGCAGAACTGGCAGACGACATGGAAAAAGGCCTGCCCCAGCACCTGTTTGAATCGCTATGCATCGATCATTTGCAACGCCACGGGGCCAGCAAAAAAGCCATTACCCGTGCGTTTGATGACGATGTTGAGTTTCAGGAGCGCATGGCAGAACACATCCGGTACATGGTTGAAACCATTGCTCACCACCAGGTTGATATTGATTCAGAGGTATAAAACGGATGAGTACAGCACTCGCAACGCTGGCAGGGAAGCTGGCTGAACGTGTCGGCATGGATTCTGTCGACCCACAGGAACTGATCACCACTCTTCGCCAGACGGCATTTAAAGGTGATGCCAGCGATGCGCAGTTCATCGCATTGTTGATCGTCGCCAACCAGTACGGCCTTAATCCGTGGACGAAAGAAATTTACGCCTTCCCTGATAAGCAGAACGGCATCGTTCCGGTGGTGGGCGTTGATGGCTGGTCCCGCATCATCAATGAAAACCAGCAGTTTGATGGCATGGACTTTGAGCAGGACAATGAATCCTGTACATGCCGGATTTACCGCAAGGACCGTAATCATCCGATCTGCGTTATCGAGATGGCACATAGCCTCGCTCAAATTGGAGTCAGGTTTGTGCCAATACCAGTAGAAACAGACGAAGAATTTCATACGTTAGCCGCATCCCTTTCACAAAAGCTGGAAATGATGGTGGCGAAAGCAGAAGCAGATGAGAGAGACCAGGTATGACAACCACGGAATGCATTTTTCTGGCAGCGGGCTTCATATTCTGTGTGCTTATGCTTGCCGACATGGGACTTGTTCAATGACACCTCAGCAGGAAAACGCCCTTCGCAGCATTGCCCGTCAGGCTAATTCTGAAATCAAAAAAGCCAGACAGCAGTTTCCGGATAAAAACGTCGATGACATTTGCCGTAGCGTACTGAAGAAGCACCGCGAAACGGTAACGCTGATGGGATTCACACCGACTCATTTAAGCCTGGCGATCGGCATGTTAAACGGCGTCTTTAAGGAACGGTGAACATGAAAAGCAAAATCATCAGGGAGCTACAGGCTCCTTTTTTATTGTTCGCATTCATCCTCAAGCGTATTAACCAACAATTCAGGGATTAATGGAAGATGGCAGACATCATTGATTCGGCATCAGAAATCGAAGAATTACAGCGCAATACAGCAATAAAAATGCGTCGTCTGAACTACCAGACTGTATCCGCAACTCATTGTTGTGAGTGTGGCGATCCGATAGATGAGCGAAGACGCCTGGCTGTTCAGGGTTGTCGGACTTGTGCAAGTTGCCAGGAGGAGATCGAACTTAAGAACAAACAATGGGGACTGTGATGGCCTCAAAGCAGCAAATTTCAACATCGTCCAACTGAGGTGTAAAAATGTTCAGAATCATTTTTCCTAACACCTGGTACGTCGACCACCACGGCACTCCCTGCAAAATCCTGCGTTCTACCCACAACAAAGTTCACTACATCCGAAAAGGCAGAACATGTATCGCCAGCATGTTCCGCTTTAATCATGACTTTGAACCTGTGAATAAAGCTGATGCAGATCGGATAGCAGAAGAGATCGAAACGGCAGAACACATTAAGAAGTTACGTGACATGCGTTCAAAAAGCAGAGGTAACCATGGAATCATACAGCCTCACACTCGATGAGGCCTGTCAGTTTCTTAAGATATCCAGACCAACCGCCACCAACTGGATACGAACAGGCCGCCTACAGGCAACACGTAAAGATCCAACCAAGCCAAAATCTCCTTACCTCACAACACGGCAAGCCTGCATTGCGGCGCTTCAGTCTCCGCTGCATACTGTCCAGGTGAGCGCGGGTGATGGCATAACAGAGGAAAGAAAATGTCACTCTTCCGCAGAAATGAAATATGGTATGCCTCGTATTCGCTCCCGGGCGGGAAACGAATTAAGGAATCTCTTGGCACAAAGGACAAGCGGCAAGCTCAGGAGTTGCACGACAAGCGAAAAGCAGAACTCTGGCGAGTAGAAAAGCTAGGGGATTTACCTGATGTCACTTTTGAAGAGGCCTGCCTAAGATGGCTTGAGGAAAAAGCTGATAAAAAATCTCTCGATTCAGATAAAAGCCGGATTGAGTTCTGGCTTGAACATTTTGAGGGTATAAGGCTTAAAGATATCTCGGAGGCAAAGATTTACTCTGCTGTAAGCAGAATGCATAACAGAAAGACGAAAGAAATATGGAAACAGAAAGTTCAGGCCGCCATCAGGAAAGGTAAAGAACCGCCTGTTTATGAACCAAAGCCAGTATCAACTCAGACAAAGGCAAAGCATCTTGCCATGATAAAGGCCATTCTCCGTGCTGCAGAACGCGACTGGAAGTGGCTGGAAAAAGCGCCTGTCATCAAGATACCAGCGGTCAGAAACAAGCGAGTCAGATGGCTGGAAAAGGAGGAAGCAAAACGCCTTATTGATGAGTGCCCCGAACCACTGAAATCTGTCGTCAAGTTTGCGCTGGCAACTGGTCTGAGAAAGTCGAACATCATAAATCTGGAATGGCAACAAATCGACATGCAGCGACGAGTTGCCTGGGTGAATCCAGAAGAGAGCAAATCAAACCGCGCCATTGGTGTGGCGCTGAACGATACCGCCTGTAAAGTGTTGCGTGATCAAATAGGCAAGCATCACAAATGGGTGTTTGTACATACCAAGGCGGCTAAGCGAGCAGATGGAACATCAACGCCTGCGGTCAGGAAGATGCGCATCGACAGCAAGACATCATGGCTATCAGCTTGTCGTCGTGCAGGAATTGAAGATTTCCGTTTCCATGACCTCAGACACACCTGGGCAAGCTGGCTGATTCAGTCAGGCGTCCCATTATCAGTGCTTCAGGAAATGGGCGGATGGGAGTCCATAGAAATGGTTCGTAGGTATGCTCACCTTGCGCCTAATCATTTGACAGAGCATGCGAGGAAAATAGACGACATTTTTGGTGATAATGTCCCAAATATGTCCCACTCTGGAATTATGGAGGATATAAAGAAGGCGTAA